GATATAGACACAATTCTCGATCAGTTCAGCGAACCCCTGACGAAGATTCTCAAGTACCTCCTCTACCCGCTTGGTACCTTCTTGAATTAGTGCCAGTGTAGAGGTAGCGGTAGCTCTAGAACCAATGATCGGGGATTCCCGGCCAGTGAGATAGTCAGAGACCCCGGTTCGTTTCTCGACCATTCCAAAGAGATTTTGTCGCTCAGTAAGAGTAGTGGGGTACGTATCCCCAGCGGCAAAGGGAATGAAATCGGACTTGGGATCATCCACAAAGAAGCAACGTCCAGCATAGAGACGAGGAACCTCCTCAATACCCGAGTTGCGCTTAACGATGAACATACGGATGTTCGCAAGATACGCATTGTCCGTAGCCATCTGATGCCACTTGGTAAGCGCCTGCTGGAACGGTAGTACCATCTCACCACAGCCGATACCATAGAGCGAGTCGTTGACAGTGGTGTAAGGTACTAGCGTGTACGGCTTCCGTTGATGGAAGTACCAGTTGTATCTAAGCTGAAGAATGGTTCGCGTAGGCCGATGGTAGGTAACAACCAGATGCTCAGGCAATCCATCACCGTTGATATCGTACTCACACCACCCCTCGTAGACAATCAGATCATCTTGATAACGATAGCCTTGCTTATGACCAGCTACGTCCTGCCGTGCTGTCTCAAGCGGAGTATCATCCTGTTCTTCTTGGCCCTTGATTTTATCAACGTTGGCCAGCTTCCCTGAGGCTTCGGCAACCTTGAGGTTGAGCCAAGTAGTACGAAGCCTCTCGAAGACGACAGGACAAGCCTGGAGGAACTGATACTTAGCCGGGAACAAGAAATCACCAAGCGAGATGCCAAACACCCGTGGCCCAGAGAATCGAGTCTCTGTCTTGTCAATAATCTTCCAGTCTTTCTTGTCGTAAGTCTTGATCTTATAATGCTCACGATCATAGACAGTCTTGAATACACACGTACCAAGCTTCACGTATTCCATGATCCGTGGAGAGCTGACCTGACGGAGCTTGAGCTTATTTTTTTGATAGAAGTCTACCCAAGACTCAAGTGCCGGAATATAAGGCAGAATCGACTTCTTGAGACCCTTAAGCTTAAATACTGGATCCTGTTTAAAGATCCCAGTGTCAAGCCGAGCATGGATAGGATCGACAGCCATAGCCATCGCAGGGATCACTGTCCGATCCGCTCCCTCGAAAGGCAATCGCTTCTGAGGGTCCGGCAGAGCTCGATAGGCATGCTCGATTTCAGACCAAGCTTTCTGACGCTCCTGCTGATCGCTAATAAGTGCCTCGAGCCACTGGTCGACCCAGTCGGTAAACTCGGTCAGATACTTCTCGTCCACTTTCAAGATGGCCGGTGGGTAAGGCGTAGGCTCCAGCCCAGGCGCGAGGGGAATCTCGCTCTCAGCGAAACTCACCCCTGCAGCCGCTGGGACTGACTGGTCCTCGTAGCCAATATCTTCAGGGTCAGCCATCAGCGACCTCGACAGTGGAAGGGCCCCACCCCACCTCCCCGATCCCAAAAAGCCCAAGCATCAAGCCCTGGAATGGTCCGGAGGGGCATGACCGGGGATCTAGGTGCAGCCGAGGTCCCGTGCCCTGAAAGGGATCGCGGCATATCCGAGCATCATGCAACGTAGTGCTCCTGTGAGTTCTTGATCGCACGCTCACGAGCAACTTGATCCTGCCCCTCGTGACAGCCCTTGCAAAGATACAAGCAGTTGCTATCCATTAGGGCCATGTATGGGGAGAAGGCGACCGGGACCTTGTGGTGCACGTGCTGACCGGAGGCCTTGCCGCATGCCTCACAGGTCCCGTCCGCCCGAGCTGCGATCCGGCGTCTGAGCTCTTGATAGTCATCAGTGATGAGCAGTGCCTTACGCAGCTTTCCCCACTTCACGAGGAAGACCGACCTCTTAATCTTCCCAACTCGCCGCAACGCGAGCAGCTGTACCATTCCCCCGAGCACGGCCGCAGCTCGCGGGCGCGCTACAGGGGTACAAATTTGTAACCCTCTAATCACCGCCACTTACTTACCCTTCCTATGCTTAAAGTACTCAACCTGCTGCAAGCGCTTCGCGGCTTGCGTCTTAGTCAAGTTGGGCTTCGACAGGTTCTTGCCAGACTCGCTGACAACCTTGTAGCCCTTGTCAGTCTTTTTAATCATACCGCGACCTCCTGCCAATCGCTGAATCTCTGGAGCTCGATCCCAAGATCGTCTGGATGCGGGATATCTCGTGGATGCGTACCCGGTGCCACAGTAAGCTGATCAAGCTCAGGATGAAGATTCGCGGCGTGGATTCGCTGGAGAAGTTGCCGCTCTGACTCCTTATACTTGAGCATCCGCTCCGGGGAGAGCAGTCCTCGCCACATGGTAAGTTGGTGGGCAAGGGCGTCGATTGTGTCATCATGCTCTCCCAACGGAAAGTCTGCCAGCTCATTACGAAGGATATGCATAGTCGGGAGAATGTAAAGCCGTCCCGTCGCTGCGATGGGCTGGAGCCCGCGTATGCGCATCTCCTTCGAGTTGTTGCTCTGCGAACGCTTCGAGGGAATCGCCTTCAGCTCCACGATGTTCATGTAGCGATTCCGCCGCTCGCACTCCGCAGCCAAAAAGTACTTGAAAGCCTTCTGATACGCAACCCCCTCGATCCCACAAGCCCGGACATTGAACCGCTCGTGAAGCCAGAACAGATGTTCCATGACTTGAAGGGGGGTGCAACGCTTAGCAAACACATCTAGCACGACGGCTTCGCCGAGGGGCGAGGCCCCCACCGTGACAATCGCGTTACGATCAGAAGTCACCTTCTCACTTACCGCGAGGTCCACCGACACCGTAACATCGAGTTTGCCGACTGGCCACTCGCGCATGATCTGGCCGTCGGGGCCATAGAGAATGACTGATTCCTCGTCTGTGCTCCAGCGCCAGAATCTCAGATCTCCTACATTGAAGTCCTGGTTTGCCACGTCGCGAGGATTGTTCATGTAGAGACACGAGAACATGTACTCGCCGTACTCAAGCCGAAGACTTGCGAGGGTCTCAGGATCCAGGAGCTCTGGAAACAGTAGGCTCCCGTCTGGCTTGATCGCTCCACGCATGTACTTCGACATACCCGGTAGGGTCTTGATGAAGTGGGAGTACACATCGTGTAGTGCCCACCTCGTACCGATTATGTCGATCGTACTACGTGCTGGGTCTACCATCAATGAGCGGAATTTCTTCGCGCGCTCGATAGTATCAATCATTACCTGTGGAGACTTGACTGCGTCCTCAGAGATAATGTCGTCGTACGTGATGTGGGTATAGTGATGAGACGTGAGAGTACTAAGTACACCCATCGCTTCGATTGTGTCTTCTGGGCCTTTCCACTCGCGGTTAAGCCGAATCGCTTGATTGTTCCACGCGACCTTTCGATAGTCCTTGGGAATGACCTCTGAGTACAGAGTACGCAGCACCCTATTATTCTCGAAGTTCTGACGGATAGTACCCAGGAAGCCTTCTGCATTGTCGGCTACCTCATTGATAATACACGAGCGAGAGTTTGGGTCCTTAATTGCTCGTTGCGCTGTCCGGGAGATTGTGCCGACGGAGGACTTGAATGTACCGCGAGGATGGAGTATCAGCTTGATCTGGGCCTTGTTCTCGTCAAGATACACGCAGAGCGGCATGTGACAGTCGGCCGTCATCTGCCTGTAGCCAAGAATTCCTTTCGAGAAGAAATAGAGGTCGTTCTTTCCCTGCTCGGCGAGATCCTGCCGTACATCAGCAGGAAGCTGCGAGATTGTCTCGTCGAGGTGAGGCAGATCGACGTCTGTCAAGTCAGGTAAGTCCTAGGAACTTCAGGACCACGACCAAGAGAATCACTCCCAAGATGATCTGCGCGATCAGCCTAACAGTCACCTCTTCGATGAATCGGCTCACAAGAACAAACGCTACTGCGATTACGAGCAGTGCGATAAGGATTGCGACGACACCGTGAGTCATCTCCCCCTCCTGCCCATGTTCCGGTTGACTTCATCAAGCTTCGAGATGATCTGTCCGACGACTGGAGTGGCCCGTACTGCTTTATCCACACCGGCACGAGCAGCGGTCAGAAGGTCTCCACCCGC